ATTGCTGATCCTTTGCAAGTTATTGCCCGTTGCAGGCACAATCTATATTGCAACTCCCGTGCCAGCTATTTTGTAAACCTATAGTATTCAAATTCTGAACACCAGCGGCAATATTTGCCACACTAACGGCAATTTTTGCCGCTTTGACTGCAATATTTGCCGGTCTTTAAAGTTATCCACATTAGTTCACAGGTTATCCACAGTACCCTTTAGAGGGTGCTACACCGTCCCTCACACGCTACCTATAGTGTGTCCTCACTAACCTAAGACACTACCTGTAGTGTGTAAGCACTCACTAACGTGTGCACTAATGACTGACTGGTCAGTAACTCTGAAGTAAGTACTCACTTCGCTGGTGGCTCCAGAGACATAGGGGGGGAGGGGTGTACGTGAGTGTTTACTTTTGCGGTAGCCTCTAGCGTTCACAAAAAAGAAAACTAAGCCTCTAGCGTTCACAAAAAAGTAAACCTGGAACTAAAAAGTAACTAAATAGTTAATTTAATTGGGGACAGATGAGAATCAAATAAGGTTATGATTTATAACGATATTGTGTTAGACATAGACAAATAACTTAACATAAGACAAATAGAGACTCTAAAGTGCCATCTGTGCACCCTTAAAGGGGACTTTAAAGTGAAGCCGCATAAGTTGTAGACAATAAATATTTATGTTATTTGTGCATAAATGCTTGACAACTATGTTTATTTATGATACTCTATCTCTAATGTACATAGAAGTACACTAATGTACATTAAAGCACTAAAGTACATTAGTGTTATACATTAATATAAATATATAAATATATAACATTAGAGTACATTAAAGTATAGTAGGGCTCTGAGATTTTTTGTCTAACCCCCTATAAGGGTTATGCGAAAGATTAAGAATTGTCTAACCATGTCCCAAAGGATAAACATGGAACCAGAAGTTAAGAAGCGTGGTCGAGGGCGTCCCAAGAAGGGTGAGATTGTCGCCGTAAAGAAAAAGAATACTGGGGTTATTGGGCGTCCAAAAGGTGATACGGCTATCATCAATGAGTACAAGGTACGGATGCTCAACTCACCTAAGAGTGCTAAGGTGCTTGAGGCTATTTATGATGCAGCATTGAATGATGATCATAAGAACCAAGCTGCAGCATGGAAGTTGATTGTCGACCGTATTGTGCCTGTATCGGCTTTTGAGGCCTCTAAACAAGGTGGTAGTACCCCAAGTATATCCATTAACATTTCAGGGCTCCAAAGCCCTTCTGTGGGCCTTGCTGAGGATGTTTTGGAACAGGATGATGTGGTTGATGTGGAAATTAAGGATTTAGATGGCTGAACTTAACTTCCAACTCCTTAAGTGGCAACAGCAGGTATTTGGGTCTAAGAAACGATTCAAGGTGGTTGCCGCAGGCAGACGTTGCGGTAAATCTCGTCTATCAGCGGTAACGCTATTGATTGAGGCTCTGAATTGTCCTGACGGATCAGCGGTGATGTACATTGCTCCTACTTTGGGGCAAGCAAGATCTATTATCTGGGACTTGTTGCATGAGCTAGGTAGGCCGGTAATTAAGTCCAGTCATGTGAACAACCTTGAGATCACGTTGGTGAATGGACGGAAGATTCTCGTGCGTGGGGCTGATAACCCTGACAGTCTTCGTGGTATGTCTTTGACGTATGTAGTCTTGGACGAGTGTGCATTCGTTAAGCAGGATGTTTGGGAAAAGATTATTCGAGCATCTTTGTCTGACAAGAAGGGTAGAGCGTTGTTTATCTCCACTCCGTCAGGCCGTAACTGGTTTTATGATGTTTTCCAACTGGGTCAAGAAGATGATGAAGAATGGAAAAGCTGGCATTTTACCACTAAGGACAATGAGACTATTGATCCGAAGGAAATTGAGGCTGCTAAAAAGACGCTTAGTTCATTTGCTTTCAAGCAGGAATACCTAAGTTCTTTTGATACCGCTGGTGCTGATGTCTTTAAGGAAGAGTGGTTTAAGAAAGCTAAGGAACCTCAGTTTGGGGCTTATTACGTTGCGGTGGACTTGGCTGGATTTGAGGATGTGGCTAAGAATGCTGGAGCTTCCAAGAAGCGTTTAGATGAAACTGCTATTGCTATTGTTAAGCTTTTGGATAACGGTGATTGGTGGGTTCATAGTATTGAGCATGGTCGATGGGATATTAGACAAACAGCTGTCAATATTCTTAAAACCATCAGGGATTTCCAACCGAGTGCAATTGGGATTGAGCGAGGAGCATTGAAGAATGCTGTTTTACCGTATCTGAATGACTTGATGAGGAAGAATAATATCTATGCTCATATTCATGATCTCACTCACGGAAACAAAAAGAAAACTGATCGAGTTATTTGGTCACTTCAAGGACGCCTTGAGCATGGACGGATTTCATTCAATGAGAATGAAGATTGGACTGAGTTTAGGGATCAACTCATCATGTTCCCTACCAATGGTGTGCATGATGACTTAGTGGATGCTTTGAGTTACGTGGATCAGCTTGCAGTTGCTAACTACAACGCTGATTATGAAGAAGATGAATTTGAAATTCTTGACCCGATTGCTGGTTATTAAGGACATAAATGGCTACTGATCCAAGACTTGCTCGTGTAGGCGTTAGTGGTTACAACAAACCTAAACGCACTCCCAATCATCCTACCAAGAGCCACGTTGTGGTGGCTAAAGAAGGTGACGAGGTAAAGACTATTCGCTTTGGACAGCAAGGCGTTCAAGGTTCTCCTGATGGTACAGCCCGTAACAAGGCTTTCAAGGCTCGTCATGCTGCAAACATTGCCAAAGGTAAGATGAGTGCTGCATATTGGGCCAACAAAGTTAAATGGTAAGGAAACACAATGGCAGAAATTACAGATGAAAATATGTTTGAGGAACCTACGGAACCTGAAAATGAACTGGTTTCCTTTGTTATCGAACATACTGATCGGTGGCGTGACTACCGTGATGTAAACTTCCTTCCTGATTGGGAAGAATATGAGCGTATTTTCCGTGGTAAATGGAATGCGCTAGATAAAACCAAAGAGACTGAGCGTAGTCGTATTGTATCTCCTGCAACGCAGCAAGCCATTGAGACTCGACACGCTGAGGTGATGGAAGCTATCTTTGGTCAAGGCGAATTCTTTGACATCAAAGATGACATCATGGATGTGAATGGTAATCCTCTGGATGTTGAAGAAATCAAAGCCAAGCTGAATGAAGACTTCAAACGAGACAAGATTGTTAAAGCTATTGACGCTATCGAATTGATGGCTGAAATCTATGGTACTGGTATTGGTGAAGTTCTGGTAAAAGAAACCACCGCCTATCGTCCCGCTACCAAAGCTATTCCTGGTGTTGCTGGCACAGCTGCTATTGGCGTAGAGGAATATAGCCGTATCAGCGTTCCTTTGAAGCCGGTTAATCCAAAGAACTTTTTGATTGACCCTAACGCTGATAGCATCGAGGATGCGCTTGGGGTGGCGATTGAGAAGTATGTCTCCATCCACAAAGTGGTTCAGAACATGGAGAACGGAACCTATAAAAAGGTTGATATTGGTTCTGATTATCCCTCACAGCTTCTTGAACCTACTCAAGAAGAAACTCAATACCGTGACGATAAGGTTAAACTTTTGACCTATTATGGTCTAGTTCCTCGTGAGTACCTAGAAGGTGTTGAAGAAGGTGAATACGAAGATCTATTCCCTGAAGGTTCTGAAGCAGAGGATTATGCGGATTTGGTGGAAGCCATCGTGGTTATTGCCAATGATGGTATTCTTTTGAAAGCTGAAGCCTCTCCTTATATGATGAAAGATCGCCCTGTGGTGGCGTATCAAGACGATACGGTTCCTGGTCGTTTCTGGGGGCGCGGTACAGCTGAGAAGGCATTTAATATGCAGAAAGCTATTGATAGCCAGTATCGTGCCATGTTGGACTCGATGGCCTTGACTTCTGCTCCTATGGTGGCTATGGATGCTACCCGTCTTCCTCGTGGAGCTAAGTTCGAGGTTCGCCCTGGTAAGGCTATCCTGACCAACGGCGCTCCTTCTGAGATCCTGATGCCGTTTAAGTTTGGGCAGACTGACGGAACTAATGCTGCTGCAGCTCAGAATTTTGAGCGTATGCTGCTTCAGGCCACCGGAACTGTGGATGCCTCCGGAATGCCTTCCAATGTTCCTCGTGATGCAGGCGCAAGCGGAATGAGCATGGTCTTGGCAGGTATTATCAAGAAGTACAAACGTACCTTGAGCAATTTCCAGGAAGATTTCCTTATTCCCTTTATCAGGAAAGCTGCCTTCCGTTATATGCAATTCGATCCTGAGCGTTATCCGTCTGTGGATATGGATTTTGTTCCAACAGGTACTTTGGGTATTATGGCCCGTGAGTATGAACAGCAGCAGTTTATTGGTTTGTTGCAGACCCTCGGTCCTGACACTCCGGTGCTGCCTATTATCCTAAAAGGTATCCTGTCTAATAGCTCACTTTCTAATCGTTCTGAGCTTATTCAGGCTTTGGATCAGATGAGTCAACCTAATCCGCAGGCTCAGCAGGCTGCTATGCAGGCTCAACAGCTTCAGCAGGCTCTTACTCAGGCTCAGATACAAGAACTGTCTGCTAAAGCCTCTAAAGAGGAAGCAGAAGCTCAGAAAACAATGATTGAAGCTCAGATGATTCCTGAAAAGCATCGTGTAGACGTTATTCAGGCTGCTGCCACCAATCTGGACAACGGTGCTGACTTTGAGAAACGTCTGAAATTGGCAGATGTTATGCTAAAAGAGAAGCAAGTTAACCTAAAAGCGGCTGATATTGCCTCAAATGAGCGTATTGCAGCCCTTCAAATGATGAATAGATCAAAAAAGGCTTGACAAAGTAATCTTTTTAGGTTAAGCTACCGTTATTATTAACTAATAGGTTCTCCAAATGGACAAAGAACTACAAGTTTACTACGAAGAAATGTTTTCAATGATGGCTACCAAAGGGTGGTCATTGTTGATGGAAGATTTCCAAGCATTGAAGGCTAGTTTAAACGATTTATCTACTGTCGCGGACACACAAACGCTTTATTTCCGTCAAGGACAGTTAGATATTCTTAATCTGGTTCTCCAGCGCAAGGAGATATGTGAAAAAGCCTACGAGGAGCTTCAACATGAAACGAATGTTTGAGTTCTGCTGTGAGGATTTTCATGTAACTGAGGCTTATGTGGATGATAGTGTCCGAACAAAGGCTTGCCCTATCTGTTCAAAAGACGCTAAACGCATAATCTCAAAACCCATGTTTAAGTTGGAAGGAATTACAGGTCAATTCCCTACGGCTTATGACGCTTGGGAGCGTAAGAGGGCTGAGAAATTGGCTGTTGAACGCAAACAAAACGGAACAGAAGACTTAGCTTAAGTTCGTTCCATTCTATAAATATCCTAGAACCGTTTACGGCAGGAAAGGTAAGTATGGCATTGATTGACGAAGAAATTGAGAAGCCGAGTGAAATTGAGGCTGAAGAGCAGAAACAAGAACTAAATTCTGAACCTGCGGCTCCCCAGATTCCTGAGAAATACTCAGGTAAGAGTCTGGAGGATATTGTGAAAATGCACCAAGAGGCTGAAAAGCTGATTGGGAGGCAGGCACAAGAAGTAGGGGAAATGCGAAAGCTCGCAGACCAGTTGATTCAGCAGAACCTCAATAAAGAGCAACCAGTTGCTAAACAAGAAACAGAGATTGACTTCTTTGAAGATCCGAAAACAGCGGTTCTGAAAGCAGTTGAGACTCATCCGGATATTATCGCTGCTCGTGAAGCTGCTCAGCAGTTCAAGAAGATGCAGACTCAGCAAATGCTTCAACAAAAGCATCCTGATTTTGCAGAGGTGGTAGGAGACGGTGAGTTCCAGGAGTGGGTAAAAGCCTCCCCGATCCGTTTGAATATGTTTGCTATGGCAGACAGTCAATACGATTTCGGCGCTGCTGATGAGTTGTTGAGTACGTTCAAGCAGATTCGTGGTGTAAAAGCCAAGCAAACTGCTGATGCTGGTCAGAAGATGCTTAAACAGAATCTTAAGGCCGCATCTGTTGATACTGGAGGTACTGGAGAGTCTTCAGCCAAAGTCTATCGCCGTGCTGACCTAATCCGGCTAAAAATGACAGATCCTGACCGTTATGAACAGCTTCAGCCTGAGATTATGAAGGCATACGCTGAAGGTCGAGTTAAATAAACAAAACTTAGGAGTTTTATAAAATGGCAGCTACTTTTTCCGGCGCAAATGCCGTAACCACCACCAGCGCAGCTAATTTCATCCCCGAAGTATGGAGTGATGAGATTGTTGCTGCGTATAAGAAAAACCTCGTTATGGCTAACTTGGTTAAGAAAATGAACTTCAAGGGCAAGAAAGGTGACACGGTTCACATTCCTAGCCCGGCTCGTGGTTCTGCTTCTGCCAAGGCCGCTGCTAACACGGTGACGCTGATTGCTGAAAGCGATAGCGACATCTCTGTGAGCATCGCTAACCACTACGAATACTCGCGTTTGATCGAGGACATCGTTGAAGCCCAAGCTCTGTCGAGCCTGCGCGGTTTCTACACCGAAGATGCTGGCTACGCCCTGGCTAAGCAAGTTGACACCACCCTGATCCAGTTGGGTCGTGGTGCTAACGGCGGTACGGCTGGCAACCAGCAATACGCTGGCGGCTTGATCGGTTCTACCGGTGCTGCTTACACCTACGGTTCGTCTAACGCTGCCGCTATCGCTGACGCTGGTATCCGCAAGGCTATCCAGTCGCTGGACGATAACGATGTGCCGATGGACGGTCGTTCGCTGGTCGTTCCCCCGGTGGCTCGTAACTCTATGTTGGGTATCGCTCGTTTCACCGAGCAAGCCTTCAAAGGTACGGGTTCTACGCTGATGAACGGCGAGTTTGGTGACATCTACGGCGTGAAAGTGTTCGTGTCCACCAACTGTGACACCACCGCTGCTTCGACCCCTGACAAGGTTGCTCTGCTGTTCCAGCGTGACTTCGCTGTGCTGGTTGAGCAGTTGGGCGTTCGTTCGCAGACGCAATACAAGCAGGAATTCCTGGGTACGTTGTTCACCGCTGACACGCTGTATGGCGCTGCTGAGCTGCGTGACAAGTCCTGCGTTCCGCTGATCGTTCTGGCTTAATAACTATAACTCGTTAAGAGCTTGCACCCCTAAGGCTCCATCTCAAAAGGATGGAGTCCTTTTTAAAGAGCCCTACGGGGCTTTTCAGAAAGGATACATAATGGCTACATTCAAGATGATCGACAATAATGACCCTAATCGCTACGCTGTCGTAGTGGAGGAAGGTGACATTAAGAGTTTTCAAAACAACCCTGAATGGGAAGAAGTTGTAGTTGTAGAAGTTAAAGAAGAGCCGAAGAAGAAATTCAAATCTAAAGAAGAGTAATAATGGCAACCTCTCCTAAAGTAATCCCTGTTGCTAATTATGCAGGCCCGTCTACATATTCGGCCCCTGACATTAATACCATTGGTTCTTTTCTAAAATCTGGACAAGCAAAAGTAGTTACCGTATATCCAGAAAGCTACGTTAACGGAGGGGCTTGGGATGTTCGTTATTACGATCAGCCTCATGGCGGGACTGTTTATGATTACGAAAGTGGGTTTGTCCCCACTAGCGGGGTTGAAGCTTTAGAAGTTGACGGTAAGATTTATGTTCCTAGTAATAGCTGGACTTTTCAACCTATAACCAAAACCGTACAGACAGGAACAGCAGTAAACGAAGACGGTTTCCCTTACCCTGTTTATGAACAGGTTAAAACAGGACAATATCGTGTCCGTACTAGGGCTGATAACAACGTATTTAATGAAATGATTTTTCAGCCTGAGGCAGGAACCGGGCAAATCACTTCGTATAATCCTACTGTATATCAGACTGGAAGTAATGAAGGAACTGGTTTCTTAGGAAGTGTTCAAGGACTGTTGAATAATCCTTTAGTTCCTGTTATTCTTGCGGCGGCGTTGCCTGGAGCTGGAACTGCTATTGGCTCTGCTTTGGGATTGACAGGAACGGCAGCTACGATTGCTGGTAATACATTGATCCAGACTGCCTTAAACGGTGGAGATGCTGAAAAAGCATTGATTTCTTCTGTTATTGGAGCAGGCACTAACGCTCTTGGATCAGCCGTTAGCGGCGGTGAAGACATCCTCAATGCAGGCACTGCTGACTTGCAGAACGTGTATGGTGGAGAGCTTCCCATCGACCAAGTTGCTACAGGGATTGAAAACATCCTTCCTGAAGTGGCTACTGTTGGCACAGGTATCACTACCCCTGAAGTTACGCCTACTCAGATTCCTAACGTAACTCCTTCGGTAACTCAGCCTGACTACTTGGCTGCTGATGCGGCTGCTACGCAAGACATTCTTAAAGATCCTTTTGCTTATACGACAGAAGACCTGACTAATCCTCTTGCTGACACGACTGCAACCATGCCTAGTGTTCCAGAGCCTGTGCCTGAAGCAGTTGCTCAGCAGCCTGCTGTGACGGAACAGCCTCAGTTGCCTCCGTCTCCTTCGGATTATCTTGAAGCTGACGCTGCACAGACGGTGGCTAATGATGTCAATTCCATGAGCAACATTGGAATGACTGAAGCAGAAGCTCAAGACCAGTTCTATAAAGATATTGGTATTGATCCCGCTTCTTTGTCTGACCTTCCTCCTGCTACCACGGCTGAGATTAATCAGATTCTTCAAGCAGGTACTACCAATGTAACTGCTTCTGATGTTAACAAGATCAAGAGTCTTATCAGTACCGCAAATACAGCTAAGAATCTGCTGTCTTCTACTGGTCTTCTTGGAGGGGCTGCTGGTGCTTTGGCAGGGGCGGCTGCTATTGGTGCATTGACTGGTGGTTCATCTTCTACCACCCCTGCTCCTGTGTCTCAGGCAGGGACTTACAGCGGTACGGCTAACTATAGTCCTGCTTATTATCAACAGATTCAGCAAAACTATAATCGACTGTTCCCCACTGCTCCGGCAGATATTACAACCCCGTTGCAGTCTTGGTACGCAACTAAGTTTGTTCCTGATACCAACATCTCTCAGAAACTGTTCGGAGTCTAAATGGCAATTTATCGTGGCCCTGGTGGATCAGGGGATACTACCAACGAGGCAGCTAATCAAGCCGCCTTGGTGATTGAAAAAACTGCTGAAGCTGTTGCAGCAGCCACTGCCGCAGCCTCTAGTGCTACCGCTGCTGCTGCTAGTTCTGTTTCTGCTGCTAATTCTGCAATCACTTCTGCTGCTTATGTTTCATCGGCATCTGCAAGCGCAGCTTCTGCTCTAGGAGACGCTTCTTCAGCAGCCTCTAGCGCGTCTACAGCAACCACCAAAGCTTCTGAAGCTTCTGCAAGCGCAAGTGCTGCCGCTAGTAGTGCATCTGCTGCTGCTTCCAGTGCCTCAGACGCTGCCGCTAGTGAGGCTTCTGTAGCCGCTGACGCTGCTGCTGCTGCCTCTAGTGCTTCTGCCGCAGCTTCAAGCGCTAGTGCAGCCTCTGGTAGCGCTTCTAGTGCCTCTACAAGTGCTTCCAATGCAGCCACAAGCGAAACTAACGCTTCTGCAAGTGCTTCTAGCGCATCAAGCAGTGCTTCTTCTGCTTCTACAAGTGCTTCAAATGCTTCTACGAGCGCATCTAATGCAAGTTCAAGTGCATCAGCAGCTTCTACGTCAGCAACAAACGCATCAAACAGCGCTTCTGCGGCTTCTACAAGTGCTACTAACGCTGCTACTAGCGAAAGCAACGCACTGACCTACAAGAATGCAGCAGATTCCAGCGCTACGGCTGCTGCTTCTAGTGCTTCTTCTGCCTCAACCAGTGCTACTAATGCGGCTAATAGCGCCTCTAGTGCAGCAACCAGTGCTTCTAATGCAGCCACTAGCGCAACTAATGCTGCTGCCAGTGCCGCTGCTGCTGTGACTACTCTTAGTTCATCTCTGTTGAAGGCTAATAATCTTTCTGATCTAACTAACGCAGCTACGGCTCGGACAAACCTGGGTCTAGGCACTGCTGCTACGACAGCATCTACGGATTATGCTACTGCTGCCCAAGGAACAAAGGCAGATACGGCCTACGGATGGGGAAACCACGCATCTGCTGGTTATTTGACCAGCGCTACTGCTGCTACTACCTATCAACCTTTGGACGGTGACTTGACAGCCATTGCTGCCTTGAACGGATCTACTGGATTTCTGAAGAAAACAGGGACAAATACTTGGTCTATTGATACAACCACTTATGTGTCCACTTCTGGGTCATATTCAGACCCTTCTTGGATTACTGCCTTGGCAGGATCTAAAATTACTGGTACAATTGACGGGGGAACCTATTAAGGAAAAACTATGGCTTCTACTATCGTAACTAAAAACTCAAGCACTGCATCAGCAGTCCCGACAGCAGGTCAGCTCACTAAGGGTGAGTTGGCTGTTAACGTCACTGATAAAAAGATCTATACCAAAGACAACGGCGGCAGCGTTGTTAAGGTTGTTGGTGGCCTTGGTAACCAGGAAGCTAACGCTGTTGCTATCACTGGCGGTAATATTGACGGTACTGCCATCGGTGCAACCACCAAAGCAGACGCTTATGTGAATAATCTGCGTTTGTATGGCTCTAGCTCTGGTTATGTGGGCCTTAAAGGAGCCGCTGCTGCTGGTTCTACGATCTATACGCTACCGTCTGCCGATGGAACCAGCGGTCAAATGTTGTCCACTAACGGTACTGGTACGCTTTCGTGGGCTACTGCTTCTAGCGGCAGTAGTTTTGCCGGTCCTTCAGCGACTGTTTATACTACTTCTGGTTCACATACGTTTACTATTCCTTCTGGCGTTACCAAGCTTAAAGTAACTGTTGTTGGTGGCGGTGGCTCCAGTAACGGATGGAATGGATGTACATATACTACCGGAAACACAGGAGGAACCAGTAGTGTTGCTTCCGGTACTCAAACTATCTCTACAATTTCTGCCACCGGCGGTGCAGGAGGAAATCCTTTTGCCCCTTCAAATACTTCTGGAGGAGTAGGAAGCGGAGGGGATCTTAATGGATATGGTGGTAGCGCTTCTCAAGGCACTTCAATTCTTTCTGGTTATCGTTCACAAAATAATGCAGGTGTTCTAGGAGCTACCGGAAATACTGCACAAGGCGGCCCTGGTTGTGGCGGTGGTAATGCTATTAAATGGTTGACTGGACTTACTTCAGGAAACACATTATCTATTACTGTTGGTGCAGGCGGTTCTGCCCCTACTGGCGGCTATGCTGGTGGCGCTGGTGCAGTGATTATTGAATATTGATGGAGTGATAAATGAAAAACGCAATTATTGATCCTCGTGAACAAGTAAATAAAATTGTTGGATGGACTTCCGCTACTCCTCCTATGCCTATTTTAGAACAGATTGCTAACTCTGCTCGTGTAGCAGAAGTGGCGGCTCAAATGTTTCCTGTGGCTGAGCCTCTGTTCTGGGTAGAGTGTGTGGACGAGGTTGTGGCAGACCAATGGTATTATGATACCATAATCAAAGCTATTTTGATTGTTCCTCCTATGCCTCCTAAGCCTGCTGCTGAGGATCAGCCTGTTGTGTTTGGAGCACAATCAGCATGACTGTAGCCATTCTCCCTAAGCATATCGTTAATTACGATGGTGCTGTTTTGCATATCTTCCATGCAAATAAGGGAGAAGGTATTCCTCAGCATTCCCACGCTTACGCTCATTTGACTACTTGTTTATCCGGTGGTTGCCTTATCCGTAAAGAAAACAAAGAGATTATTATGGATAAGAACACTCAGCCTATCAATCTAGTTGCCAGTGAATGGCATGAAATTGAAGCATTGGAGGATGGCACTGTCTTTATGAATGTATTTGCAGAAAACAAATATTAATACTATAATATCATGGAAGACATTAGCCACAAAGAGATCTATGAGCGCCTAGTTCAAGTTGAACAGAAGGTGGATAAGATTGATTCCAATACTAAAGACATGGTAAAAGCGTTTAATGCTGCTTCCGGGGCTTTTACGGTGTTGGAGTGGTTGGCTAAGGCTGTTAAGCCTATCCTGATTGTTGGTGCTTTCTTCGGTGCTGTATATGCAGCCCTAACACATAAGGTTTAATATGATGTCTAAAGGTCAAAAGAAGATCGGTAAAGTTATGAAAGAGTACAAAGAAGGTACTCTGCATAGCGGTAAAGGCGGTCCTGTGGTTAAATCCCGTAAACAAGCTATTGCTATCGCCATGAGCGAGGCTGATATGCCCATGCGTGGTCAGCGCACTGCTACCAATAAGAAGAAGAAGAAATGAGAGAACTTACCATTGGCAGCAACTTAACTGCTGCTACTCCTACAGTTATTTACACAGTTCCAGTTGGTTATTATGCCAAGTGGAATCTGCTGTATGTGCTGAACGGGTCTGGTTCTACTAAATATATTACAGTTACTTGGCACGATAAAAGTCAAAACATCGATATTAGCATTCTCTATCAATACGGTGTTAACACCAAAGAATTCTTGAAGATTGACGGAGGTGCTTATATGGTGCTTGAAGAAGGTGATTATGTGACAATTACCTCTGAGTCTGGTAGCACCTTTAGCACCATTGCCACCTTTGAGCAGATTAAGAAAGAAGGAATCTAAATGTCTACGTATCTTGAACTGGTTAATAATGTATTGACTAGGCTCCGTGAACAAACGGTGTCGTCAGTGCAAGATAAGTCCTATTCTAAGCTTATCGGTGTTTATATCAACGATGCCAAACGCGAAGTAGAAGATGCTTATGACTGGAACGCTTTGTCCAATACACTGACCGCTGAGACATCAGATGGTCTTTTTAACTATGTTTTGTCTACTTCAGGTACTCGCTTTCGCGTTATTGATGTACTAAACGATACCAAAGACTTCCAGATGCGGTATGCACCTACGACCTGGATGGATCGTCAATTCCTTCTGACAAATAATACCAAAGGTGTTCCTTATTACTTTAACTTTAACGGAGTTGATAATAACGGAGATACCCAGGTTGATCTGTATCCTATCCCTGACGGTGTTTACACTGTTCGTTTTAACCTGATTATTCCTCAAGTTGATCTAGTGGCAGATACTGACCGTGTGTTGGTTGCTCCTCACTTGGTATGCTTGTTGGCCTATGCTAAGGCTATCGCTGAGCGTGGTGAGGACTCAGGTATTCTGTCTTCTGAGGCATATAACCTCTATCGTCAGGCTTTGGCTGATGCTGTGGCTATTGAGCGTAACCGCTACCTTGAAGAAACGGTCTGGGTGAATCCGTAATGGCAGAAAATATCCTAACCTCCAGTATTGCTGCCCCCGGCTTTATGGGGGTAAATACCCAAGATTCCTCTGTGTCTCTTGAGGCTGGCTATGCTACCACGGCTAATAACTGCGTTATTGACAAGTTTGGTCGTATTGGTGCTCGTAAAGGGTGGGTTCCTAAGCATACCACTAACTCTGATCTGAGTACCAATAAGGTTAAAGCCATCGGTGAGCTGATTTCTAATGGTGGAACATCGTACATCATTGCTGCTGGTAACAATAAGCTGTTTAAGCTCAATGGTGCTACCTTGGTCACTCTGACCTACGGCGGTGGAGGTACTGCTCCTACGATTACGGCTGATAACTGGCAGATGGCAGCACTTAATGGTGTGTTGTACCTCTATCAGTCAGGACACGATCCTCTAGTATTCGATCCTGCGGTGTCTACAACCACGTTTAAGCGTGTTTCTGAGAAGACTGGATACCTAGGTACGGTACAGCAGGCAAACTGCGTTATAAGCGCTTATGGACGCACCTGGAGTGCTTCTACGGCTACGGATAAGAACACCGTTCAATTCTCTGACCTGCTTTCTGGTCATGTGCTCAATACCGGCTCTTCTGGGACTCTTAATGTGGCTCAGGTGTGGCCTGTTGGTGCTGATGAGATCCAAGGATTGGCTTCTCATAACAATTATTTGTATATCTTTGGTCGTAGACAGATCCTGATCTATCAGAACGCAAATGATCCAACTAATCTTTCTTTGGCTGACGCTATTACTGGTATCGGTTGTTGTGCTCGTGACTCTATTCAAGCTACTGGAGATGATATTATCTTCCTGAGCGATTCAGGGGTACGGTCTATCAAGCGGGTGGTCCAGGATCGCTCTGCTCCTTTGCGAGACATGAGCGCCAATGTGCGTGATGATCTTGTCAAGGCAGTATCTTCTGAAACGTTGGCTAACATTAAGTCTGTATATTCAGACAGCCAAGCCTTCTATATCCTGGTCTTCCCTACTTCTGGTGTTACCTACTGCTTTGATATGCGTGGAGCATTGCAGTCAGGAGCCTCTCGCATGACCACCTGGGCGCTGACTCCTTCTGCTCTTTGTGCTACTCGTGATAAAGAAGTATTGATGGGTTTTGCCAGCTACGTGGCTTCTTATGCAGGGTATCAGGATAACGGTGTACGGTATTTGATGAGCTACTACACCAATTACTTTGATCTTGGTTCCCCTTCTGCTGTAAAGATTCTGAAGAAAGTCAGTTTCTCTGTGGTCGGAGGAAGCGAGGCTTCTGTGGTCTTAAAGTATGGTTTTGACTATAGCAACAACTACAATTCACAAGTAATGACCCTTCGGTCAGTTGCTTTCTCTGAATATGGGTATGCTGAATATGGCTCTGATGAATATAGTATCGGAGCTGTATTTGATAATCAAAAGGTTCAAGTAGGAGGAGCCGGTAACGTGATTCAACTTGGTGTTGAGACGTTTATTGATGGCTCTGAAATGTCTATCCAAAAATTAGATATATTCTGTAAAGCAGGAAGGACTCGGTAATGAGTAACTATACGAAAAGTACTAACTTTGCGGCAAAGGATGCGCTGGAGACAGGCAACCCTGCAAAGCTTGTTAAAGGTACTGAGATTGACACGGAGTTTGACAATATTGCTTCTGCGATTGCCTCAAAAGCTGATGCTAACAACATTGCACTGACAGGTGACGCAACGGCAGTGAACCTGACTGTTTCTGGAACATTTACCGCCACCGTAGACGGAGGGACTTACTAATGGCAACGACAGCAACTACTACTGATCCTACGGCTGGCCTGCTCAGCGGAGGCATTAATGCTCTCGGTACTTATCTTGCTGCTCAATATGGAGCTAATCAACAGACTGACCTAGCCAATAAGCTTTTGGCTGCTGGTCAACAGGCTGCTACAGCTGCTCAGTTCCGTCCTGTCGGTGTTACCTCTCGTTTTGGTACGAGTGGCTTCACCTATGATGACCAAGGCCGCTTGACTGGTGCTGGCTATCAGGTTGCTCCTGATATTGCTGCAATGCGTGAGCGTCTTATCGGTCAGGCAGGCACTAATCTGGAACAAGCAACACAGGCAGCCGGTCAAATTGCTCCTGTGGGTCAGGCTGCTCAGAGTCTGTTTAATCTCGGTCAAGGTTATTTGGCTACTTCGCCTCAAGCCGCTGCTCAGAATTGGATGCAACAGCAACAAGCACTGCTTCAGCCTGGGCGTGAACAGCAACTGGCTCAGACCACCAATCAGCAGTTCCAACAAGGTCGACTGGGTCTAGGCGTTGGTGCTACCTCTGGTGCTGGTGGTAGTGTGGCTATGGGGGCTTCTAACCCTCAGTTGCAGGCATTGTATAATGCTCAAGCTCAGCAAGATGCTCAGTTGGCTGCTCAAGCAATGCAACAGGGTCAACAACAGACTACCTATGGTGCTGGCTTGTTCTCTACCGGCGCTAACCTATTGAATCAGGTTCCCCAGTATCAGGTTGCTGCTTTGGCTCCGTATACAAACTATTTGGCTGGTGCAGGGTCTATTGAAGGTTTGGGACAGAATCCTCTTGATGTTTCCTCTGCTTTGGGTGCTAAACAGTCCACTGCTGGTGCTCAGGTTGCAAACGCTCTTCAGACTGCCGCTACTAATGCAAATAACCGTCTGCAACAAGCTGCTACGATGAAGCAACAAGCAGTTGCTGGTGGAATTGCTGGATTGAGTGATCCTGTCTCCAAATTGATTGCTTCTTTGACTAGCGGCACGTATACTGGAGGAACATATACAGGAAGTCCTGCTGGGAATGATTTTAGTTGGTTGAATACTAATACCATTCCTCAGCAAGATATGTCCGCTTATATTGACGAAAGCGGTAATCTTATCACAGGTTACGATTAAGGAGTAATAATGGCTACAGCAGATATTTCTGGACTCTTTGGTGGAGTTCTTACTCCTGAGGAGCAACAGCGTCAACTTACCGAGTCTCGTGCTACTCAGTTTGCTCAACTTGCTCCTTCTCAGCAGCTAGCTTTTATGGGTTATAAAGCCGGTGCAGGTCTTGGTCAAGGTTTGGCACAGGCCGCTGGTGTGGATATTCAAGATCCGTCTATTAAACGTGCCACGATGCTTCGTCAAATGGCTAGCGGCATTGATGTAACCACAACGAAAGGGCTTGAAGAGTTTGCCAGTCGTCTCCAACAGAACGGGTTTTCAGGAGAGGCCGCTCAGCTAGGTCAAACCATTACAGCCCGTAAACAGCAAGAAGCTCAAGCGTCTTTGACGGCTGCTAAAACCAGTAAAGAACTTCAAGCTTTTGATCGTGAAGACCAACTCCGTAAAGCTCTTGGTGAACTTGGACCGGACGCAACAGAAAAAGAAATCATGGCTGTTGTTTCTCGTTATGGTGATCCTAGCAAAGTTCTTCAGGCTTTGCAGTTGTCTCAAGATAAAAAAGCTCAACGTGAAATGACACAGGAAGAAAAAGCTAAACAACGTGAACACGAGCTTGAGCGTGACCGTCTTCGTGCTCAGGATCGTGCTGATTTGGCTGCTTTGGTTGCTTCTTTGAAGAACAATCAAAACAAACCTTTGTCTGCTACCGAGATTAAAGACATTAACAAGATTAATGCGAATATTCGGTCAACTACTTCCACCATTGATCAAGCCGATGATTTCATCAACAAGATTGACAAAGGTGAAATGAAGTTTGGAGCAGGTGAGAATGCTCTAGGCGTTGTTCGTAAGGTTCTGGGTAAATCCAATACTTCTGACTTGAATAAAGTAGAGTTTGAACAGTTTGTTTCCGGAGCTGTAAATAGTATTCTTAATCTGGCTAAAGGCGCTCAGACTGAAGGAGATGCTAAACGTGCTGAGAAACAGATTATTGAAGGATTGAACAAGAACGATGAAAAGGCCGTTAAACGTGGCTTGCAGGGATTGAAGAAGATTCTTGAAGATGCTAAAGATTCTGATATGCAATCTTTGGAACTCTATAGCGCAGAGCGTGGCGGTAAAAACCTAACAGCTAATGCCCCCACTGCTCCTAAGACACCGAAAGCAACAAGACGATTTAATCCTGCTACCGGACAGTTTGAAGCAATTTAAGGAAGCGTATGCCTCAGTATATTGAATTTAATGGAGAGACTATTGAGTTTCCTGACAATATGTCAGATGCTCAGATTGCTGCTGCTTTGAAAGGACAATCTACTCCTGCTCCTACTGCTGGTATTCCTGGGCAAGCTGCTAAAGCTCCCCCTGCTCAACAAGAAGCTCCGTCTACGATGGAGCAAATGTTTGGTGCTGGTAGTCCTATTGCCCGTACTCTAAAGGGAGCCATTGTAGATCCTGCTTTGGCAGTTAACCAGATGCTGGCTAATACTGGTCTTTTTGGTCAGGACATTAAGGCAGGAGCTAATCGTCTGGTTCAGCAGACTGAACAAGCAACTGAGGCAGGACGTGCCCGTGTTGGTAGCACTGGTTTTGATCCTTATCAGCTGCTTGGTAATATTGTGAGTCCTGTTAACCGTCTTGTAGGGGCCGCACAAGCTCCTGCTCAAGCTGGTGGGCTTATCTCCAAGATAGGCAGTTCCGCAGCCACTGGAGCTGGCCTAGCGGCTTTTCAGCCTGTTACAGGAACTGGTAAAGATGTTGCAGAAGCCAAGTTAGAACAAATGGCTACTGGAGCTGTTCTTGGTCCTTTGACTGAAGGTGGCATTAAAGCTGTCGGTGCTTTGGCAGGTATGCTGAAAGGCTTGACTCCTGCTGGTCGTGAAGCGGCTATGAAAAAGTATGTTGATAACTTGGCGGGAGAAGATAAAACCAAGGTTATCGAAGCTTTGAGAGACGCTAAAGAGCTTGTTTCAGGCTCTCGTCCCACTGTTGCTGAAGCACTGTCTGATATTCCTTCTGCTGTTGAATTGGCGGCTGCTCAAAGTAAGCTTTCAACTAAGCCAGGACAAGCAGCTAAGTTTGCTGAGCGTTCTGCTGAGCAGCAAGCTGCACGAGTACGTGCTCTTCAAGATATTGCTAAAACAGAGGTAGAACGTACTAATTTGGCTCTTGAACGTGGTCAAGTTACTGGTGAATTGCGGGATCAAGCTATCGCAAAAGCAGATGAAGCTCAGAACATTATCAATGGTATTGATAAGCAGGTTATGACCAAAGCAGGACAATTGGTTAAACAAGCTGAAGAAGCATCAAATCTTCCATATCCTGGCTTTAATACGGCTGTTCAAGAGCAAACACGTTCAATTAAAGAAATTGCAGATCAAACAGCTTCTCAACTGAAACAACTTCAACTTACTTCTCTGGCTGAATCTGGAGTATTTCCGCTAAAAGCATCTGATATTGCAGCTCAGATTGATAAAGCAATAAAAGGAACATCGTCTGATCTATCTAAGCAAGTACTGGAATTTGCAAAACAAAAGATATTGTCTAAAGCTGATGATAATGGTATTTTGAGTAGTCAAGACCTATACGATAATGTACGTAAAACATTGAATCAAGATATTGAATCTTTTCTTCAGCAAGGTCAGAAGTTTGCTCAAGGGGGGCTACCTCAACAAGCTGCTAAAACCGCAGCTAATGTAAAATCGTTTATTGACGCTGCAATTGATAAATCTTCAGGAGGAATCTGGAAGAAATACCTTGATTCCTATGTAGACTATAGTACTAAACTTAATCGTATGGAGATTGGGGATTATCTGTCTAAGAAGCTTCAGACTCCTCTTGACAAAGAACGAGCAGGTGTCTTTGCTACGGCTGTTGAGAACGCTGCTGGAACCATTAAAGGGGCTACTGGAATTCCTAGATACGAAAAACTGTCGGATATTCTTACCCCACGCGAGGTAGCTTCTGTAAACGGTGTTCTAGAAGACCTAAAACGAGCAACTCAAGCAGGCCAAGCTGCTAAGAAGGTGTCTAACCTTCCAGAGGGACAGGCAGATATTACCAAAGAAATCCCAAGCCTTTTGAGCCGTACTGTGTCAGTTCTTCGTGCAGGTATTGAACATCTTCAGCGTGGTAATGCCAAAGAGTTTAATAACAAGATGACAGAACTTATGCTTGATCCTAAAGGCATGGCTACCTTTATGTCTACTGATATAAAGAAAGGTAAAGTTAACGATTTTGTTTCATCGCTAATGAAAGTCATGGATGAGCCAACTCGTGCTGCCTTTATTCAATCATTTACTGTTCCTCAAACCTCTAGCTTGGTAGGACAATAACTATGGAACTATTTGATCTACTAGCTAAAGGCTGGCCTATGTTGCTAGCCATTATCACTCTAATCATTGTTCTGTCTAAGTTGGATCTTCGTGTGGCAGTGCTTGAAGAGAAGGTTAAGACCCTGTTTGACTTGTTGAATAAGATAGGAGAGAAGAAATAATGTTAGAAGCTCTCCTATCCTTCCTAGGTGGCTCTGTATTCCGTATGATCTGGGGTGAGATGTCTGCATGGCATACAAAGAAGCAAGATCATGAGTTTGAGCAAGCCAGGATGCAGCTCCAGGCTGAGTTGGATGATCGTGCTCACCAGCGTATGCAAGAGGCTCTAAGGCTTCAGAATGAACTAGGAATCAAGACCATTGAAGCTCAGGCTCAGTCGCATATTGACCAAGTAGAGGCAGATGCTTTTACAGAGGCCATGAAGAGTGCTTTCCAGCCTACTGGAATCACCTTTGTAGATGCCTGGAATGGGCTAATTCGTCCTGCTGCGGCTACCATTGTGTTGGTTCTGTGGTGCTTGAAGCTCAATGAGCAGCACTTTGTTATGCAAGACTGGGATCTCTCCCTTGCTGGTGTGGTTCTTGGCTTCTTCTTTGCTAATCGAGCACTGGGTCGTGGAAAATAACCCTATAGAGATAGCTAAAAGGCTTTGTATCCTCTTTGAAGGAGTGTATCTAAAGCCTTATCTCTGTCCTGCTGGAATACCTACCATCGGTGTAGGATCAACATTCTATGAGAATGGTACTCGGGTGACTTTGGCAGACCCTCCTATCACACGTGAGAGGGCTGAACAGCTACTCATGTGGGAGCTGGAGAAGAACTGTCTACCTAAAGTCCTGAAGCTGTGTCCTAACCTAAGCGATTGGGGTCCAGGAGCTGTAGCAGCTATCATGGATTTTGTCTACAACCTTGGATCTGGTCAATTACAGTCTTCTACCCTTCGTAAGCGTATCCAAGCAGGGGATAAAGAAGGAGCAAAGGAAGAGCTGATGAAGTGGGTCAAAGGAGGCGGTAGAATCCTCCCAGGACTGGTTAAGAGACGAACAGTTGAATGTTCATTGATAGCATAAAAGAGGCCCCGTAAGGGGCCTTTTAAGTTACTACACACCAAGAATAAAAGCTATGGATATGATCCCTAGATGGAGATAAATCACTTCATTAGGTTCAGATTCAAAGTCTGGTTCTCCCTCTTCAGGCAATACCAGGATTTTATCAGCTTCTAGGCCAAATACAAGCCCTGCTTTGAATTCAAATTCAACTTGCATCTTGGTTCCTTAGAAAGCAATCTCACAAGCCCCTGCGGTGCAGGATAGCATCTGAGCACCCTCTACGTTGTCAGTACCTTCCATGAAGGCGTCCCAGTCGATAAACTTAGGCATATCGTCCATTAGGTTCTCATACTCAAGATGAGTAATCTCTTCATAAGGAGCCTGACGATACGTACCACCATCATAAGGCAGGTAAGACACGCCAGTGACCTCATCGAAGTGATCCCAAGTCCATGCACCCACCGTAGGCCACTCTGATTCATTCACAGAGATGGTCACAGAAGGCTTATGTTCACACCAATGCTTCTGGAATACCAGCCACAGGTCCAAATGCTCAATAGCTGACAGATCCTCCCGTAGTACAGCACCTTCACCAACCTTCTGCGGAAAGCTGAACACCGTGGTGGAATCAGGCTTCATAACACACGGCTCAGACGGGAATCCCTGAGACTTCAGGAAGTTGGTCAGAGGATCTTTGTTGTCAGAACGCACACGGCGAATGTAAAACTGACTATGCTGGGGATGGATACCACTAGCAGTTCCCGTGAGTTGAGATACAGTGCCTTCCGGTTTAACACAAGTAATAGCGGCACTAGCAGGGATACCAATATCGTTAGCCATCCGAGCGTTTGTGTCAATAGCAACATTCTTCAATTCCTCAAGTCGTTTAGGCAGATCCAAGTCATAGGCTCCGTTTAGCAGCGGATTATCCAGAATACCTGTCATAGATACGCCCAAGAGACGCTCTTCCTCGGTGTTAGTCTGCCAGATCTTCCGCAGGTACGGGAAGTTAGTCATGGTCGATTGAAAAGTTCCCAGAATCGTTGCCAAACGCACCTTGTTACGAAGTCGATCCATATCATCGCCGTTACGAACAATAACAGAGGATAGATTACAAAACTGGTAAGGACGAAGAATAATTTCACTACAAGGGTTTGTACCCCATTCTTTACCCAAGACACGGCGTCCGTTCTTGCTTGCTTGATTCTCTGACGCATACCGATTAAAGATTCCTCGTTCACCTGAGTGGGATTCATAGATATTGGACCATTCACGCATGAACTGGCCTACATCTGGCTTAACCTCGTAAACAGCACTGTTGTTAGCCAAGGCTCGTTGACCGTTACCATCCCACCAGTTACCTGCCTTAGCGTGAGCCATACGATCATCACCAAGGTCAGACAGAGAGATCATTGCTGATCGGCGCACTCCACCAACGACAACAACTTCCCCGATTTTACACAGAATGTCATGACACTCGATTGTGTGCAGCTTACGGCCCACAGCAGACTTGAACTTACCAACGACATACTTGAACAGTTCGACCAACGGCTCAGGTCCGGATGCACGGCCCCCAAAGGTCTTAAGGCGTGTACCGGCAGGACGAACTGCGGATACATCCCACTTTGGAACCTCTCCAGCGTACAGAAGTGCAATAACTTGACGAAGTGCTTTCGCCCATCCTTCTTTGGAGTCTTTAACAACCACAACAGTATTGCTGTCGTACAGTTTTTCAGGAATTTCTGGTAGTTTGTTAACATATTTCTGCTCCACGCTAAAGCCTACACCTGTACCACACAAGAGGATGTACATAGCCTCATCAAAGGCTTTAGGATCATCAATAGGCAGATAGGAACAGTTATAGCCAGCGATATTCTGACGCTCCAGGGCATCTCCAGCAGTCATAATAGACCGCATAGAGGGCATAACCTCAAGGTTCAGTACAGCCTGCTCAAGCTCATGCCGAAGGGCAGGACTGAGGGTGTATTGGTGCTTGTCTTGAAGGTGCTTTTCCATGAAGTTAAAGTACCGAGCCACGGTTTCATCCCAGTGCTCTCGGCGTCCTTTATTGTCCAGGAAGCGGCTATAACGGGATTTAGCAATATAAGTCTGGTATGGGGTCATTATTTTCCTTGTTCTAGTTCAATCAGCTTTTCAAGATAGTGGATGGCTTTCTTGAGGTCTTCTATACCGCCCTTGTCTTTCCAGCGGGACACGTATTTTACACAGTTTCCCTCAAAATAGCCAAGGTTATTTGCATGAATGAAGTCCCAAGGCTGAATATCTTTGTCACTATAGTGACTGCCTGCTACTTGCTTAGAATTAGCACCTTTTTGGGGCATTTCTTTATAAATTTCCAAGGATTTCATATAGTCTTCTATTTGATCATTTGTTGGCTTGTGAAACGGTGTCCAATTGTCCATATTTCTTCTCCAAATATTCGATACTCAAAAACATCTCATCAAAATGACCGTCTTCTACCTCATTCATGATAAGTAAACCACGCCAATGTCTATTACTAAGCTGATCCATATAAGACTCATCATGAAGGTAATAGCTACCCACAACAATGGCGGTAATTGGCTTACCATCTGCTCGTTTCCCGTATGCGACTTGTTTACCCTGCTGATGTCCGGCAACGCAAGACATATGCAGCTTAGAGATAATAGCAGCAGGAGAACCAGCCGGTCTTCCCATAGCGCCCACAGGCCAATAATGATTGAAGCCAACACCATTAATGAACACTGGATGCAGGAATTGATGAACTTCCCAGTCAGCTTCATAGCCTAAGTCCTTTGTTGAGATCAAACCTTCAAGAGTAGGGTTATTGTTTACAGCCCTGTCGATACGGTTCTCATGATTCCCTAGGGTGAGCACCATACGAGGCTTATAAACTTTCTCCTTGTTCTTCTTCTGACGATTCTGTAGGTCTTTAAGAGGCTTTAGAAGCATTTTCATAGCTTGCTTCGTAACGTCAACATCAGACTTGTACCTAAGCCCTTCAAAGTACTTGGAGCCTTTAATATCGTGGGAAGACAGACTAGGCATATCAGCAAAGTCACCGATGTTAACGATAACGTCAGGACGGTAATCCGTAATAGCCTGACCAGCCCAAGAAAGATGCTCCAGAGGAACACCTTGCTTGACTTGACAATCGGGTATGACAAGGATTCTCATTCCCGGCTCATGACCTTGTGTTCACCACCGTTGTTCAATTCAGGATTGTCTTGCAACAACTCCATAAACAAGTCTTGATTAAGTTCACGCCCAGGAGCAGGTGAAACATTGTGGTCAAATATGGGGGACTTGACAGCATAGTATACGTGCTCACGAATACCATAACCATAATATAGTTCCAGAACCTTAATCAAGTCCTCAAGAACCTCCATCCATGTGGGGACAGAGTAAGCATTGCGTTGTTGAACATAAGAATCAGGAAAGTCTGCAAGATCGTGATTATCTTGATCAATGCTAATGGTAACTACAGTATCTTTATGAATCATGGGTTTCTCCTGTTGGATTGAGTGGAAATATTCTTCAAGCTCCATTTAGTTCCTCCATCTTGTCGTAAATCTGAGCAAGTTCATCTAACTTCAGCGGCTGTTCTGACATGAAACTGCACATAAGGTTACCGTTGTATCTCTTAGTGAAGTACCCTACCATAACACCTCCAAGTTCAATGTACGTATTAAAGTCTGTCTTAATGAACCGAATTTTCATTCAAGACCTCTTTAATAGAAGGAAACTGCTCAAAGATTATATCCCGACATTTATCTGCTACCTCACGGTGTTCCTTTTGTGTAGCCTTATCGCAACGAATGTCAATGTAATGGAGCCAGCTACGTAAGGTTCCATTCATGTACATCCTAGAGGTTGTCAGGCCTTCAGGAAGTAGACTACGGGCTACCTCTTTAGCGATACCTTTACTGAGAGCAGCTTGATACAGGAACTCAGCCTCTTTAAGCAGTCTATTCTGTACTCCGTCCCACCAAGTAGCTAGATAACGATCATCGTGTTCGGTCATATCCACTTCTAGGCTATTCTGACGGTTTACGGCGTCTTGCTTACGGCATTCACGAATGTTAAACCCTTCAGCTACTGCATACCGTTGACTGAACTCCTGGAAGGAGAAGCTACGATGCCGCAGGATCTGACGAGCAATGTCTCTGGTGGTTTCAATCTCCATACAGACATTGACCATCTCAAAAGGACTCCAGTGCTTGTTTTTAACCAAGTACTTGAGAAGTTTTGAAGCCGTCTCCTGGTTGTTCTGGTTCGTTGGATTGCTCACCCGAGCCATGTACGCTACCTTCTCCTCCGCTTGTGGAGTCACCCACACTAGACTGACTCGGGTCATATTTCTTTCCTTCTTCTACTGCTCGTTTGATTGCTTCCATGATAGCCCAACGAACTAAATCATCTTGTTCCGTTGATGATAGATCAAAAGTATAGTCTGCTGATCCATCTTCATTCTCTTTAAGTAGATTTACTCGCATTTCTAAAGTTCCTTACAAAGTATTCAGCATCTACGACAACAAGAGGCTTACATTGATTCTGTTTAATGAACACTACAGGCTCATGAGTCCCGTGTGAGCAGGCTTGATTGTAGAAGTCATAAACAGCAATACGAGCGTAACTCTTGCACTCAATCTGCCACGGATAGATCCTACGAGCAGCAGGAGAGAGCATTACATCCTCTCCAGAAGCTCCCATAGAGGTGGACTTAACATCGTCTCCTTCAAGCTCTGGTGCGAACTCTAGGAGCCTTGCAGCAGCCCACTTCTGTAGGTTACGTCCCTTGGCTTTAGCACTACTGGTTTTCAAGCCTTAGTCCTCTCATACTGATGAAGCAATGAGCCAAAGGCATCGGTGTATTCCTCATCATGATTAGTCTTACCCATCGTGAACAGAATCGCATGAACCAACTCATGCAAGAAGGTCTGCTGCGTCATTTGTTCATTCATTCCTGATCGGAGGATGATTTCTTGGGTGCTGGGATTACAGAGTCCGTACTCGGTAATTCCCTCAACGTACCTGACTGTCCAGTCGAATCCTGCGAGGGTAAAGGAGGAAGCCACAGCTGGTTTGGGTGTCGTCTTAACCACAAGAGAACTCCGTTCTCGGTAACTCGCTCAATATTCCCATCATACGCTTTAACACAAGCATCATAATATTCCCTTTCTGTTTTACAATCTGCCAGAATTTTCTCAGCCTTTACAGGGCCAATTCCTTTGATACCAATAATGTTATCGACTCGATCTCCGGTCAGAATCTGAGTATAGAAACTCCTTATTCCTTCATCCTCGGTGACATAATACTTCTCTTTCTTGACGAAGTTATAGTGCCATCCAGGTACTTGATCAAAGTCTTTATCAATTGATACTATCCAAGTAGATCCTGGTTCTTTTGAGGCTTCAATGGCGATAGCATCATCTGCTTCTTGCCCTTCGACAAGCTCTGCTCCGAGTCGTTGGAGATAGGCTCTGAGGGCATCGTAGTGTCGGGGCTTTTGGAAGTCTTTTCGGTTTCCTTTGTAGGGGGCTGTCTTTGCCACCAAATATCGAAAATTCCCGGCTCCTGTGATGTAGGCTTTGTAGTCATTGCAGTCCAACTCCGTGTAAACAATTTCAAAGAGGAGTTCTTTAGCCCTAGCAAAGCAAATATCCTCTTCTTCGTCCTCGGACGCAAACGCTACCCGATATACGAGAACGTCTGCGTCAACGAGGGCTAGCTTAGGAAGCTTAGAGGAGGTCATCCGCTTCTTCTACTTTAGCATCAGGCACATAGGTCTTCACCTCAGTCACCTTAATCTTCTGAATACTCGGAGCATTACCGTGTTTAGCACTCAGTTTATGCTTGTATGAAGAGATAAGGGCCTCGCACTTGGAGCCGTTACCAAGAGCCTCAATAGCCACAGACTTACCATCAGCATCCAAAGGAGCAAACAGATACTTGCTCTTGCCAACGATGTAGTTACCCATAGCATCCTTGTACTTGACACGAATACCCAGGCTAGTCAGTTTAGCCATATCTTCGTCAGAGATATTACCAATAGTACACTCGTAACGATCATTACCTTCGTTAAACATAGTATTGAACTCAGCCATCCACTTAGTCCAAAACAGTTCACCAGAGATCTTCACGGGTTTCAAATCACTCATTTTTCAATCCTTTGAAAGTTAATAAAATGTCTGTCTTTCCAGACTGTCAATTCAGGATTCGAGGTTTATCTGGATCTAATCCAAACTCCTGTTCCTCCATATATTCTATCGCAGCTAAGAAGATTACGTACACTTGGTCTAGATCAATGTTGGCTGTATGCGACACCATAAAAGTAGTGTCCTTGACATCAATCACGATTCGTGCATCGTAATCAGTGGGTTTCTCGCCAGTTGGCTCCATATTTGTATTCTCCGTCCAAGGGACAATGTAGATTGTAATATATCCCAGCTTCAATGATGGATTGCTTTGCAGCTTCTCCAGTCACTTCAGCCAGTTGCTTAGGAACCTCAAACTGCCACTCATCGTGGACATTGGCTACCATCTTCACAGGCCACTTGTTGACCTTGATTTTATCATTAAAGATCACCAGGGCTTTCTTCATCACGATAGCCCCTGCTCCTTGTAGGAGACTATTAAGTGCTGCGTGTTCGGAGCGTATCCAGATACGTCTACCGTCTAAGCCCCGTACAGATCCTTTCGTAGCTGCCTTAGAGACTGCCTGCAATAAGGCTGCAAGGGCGGGGGTTTTTGCAAGAAACTTTGCTTTAAGTTTTGCACCATGACTAGCGTTTCCTCCAACAATGCTTCCAATTTTTGCATCTCCGGCTCCATATAGGAAGGCGTAGATGAAAGTCTTAGCTTCATCTCTTGTAGCAAGACCTGCTGCCTTTTGGTTAACTGTGTGCACATCTGTGCCATCTTTTGAAGTTCCTTCAGTGACTGTTTTGGTGTATTCATCATCTTTCATGTAATGTGCAAGCATACGCAACTCAAGACCACTAGCATCACAACCAACAAGTACATTTCCTTCATCAACCGTCCAGCATTGGCGACACTCAGGGCCATACAGACTACCGGCATTAGGGATCTGAGCCATGTTAGGTTTAGAGTGCGTCATACGGCCTGTTACAGCCCCATTGGTGATCACCTTACCGTGTACTCGTCCGTCTGAACTCATCGCTTCTAGCCAAGACTCCACCTGAGCAATACGCTTCTGAAGCAGCAGGAACTCAGCAATCATCTTAGCTTCAGGAATGTCTGTGTTCATCAATACAACTTCATCCACGATAGGTTGTCCCGTCTCGGTAAACTTTTTAGGCTTCCATCCTAGCTCTTGAAGCTTTTCTCCAATTTGCTTTCTTGAACCAGGATTGAAGGTAATGATCTCGTCTTTGAGTCGTTTACCTGTCTTTTCTGAGAATCGCTCAACGGTGACTGGAGGCCATCGTTCTTGCATTTGCTCATATATTCCAGCCATTTTTGTTTTGAGGTCAGTAAGTAGGCAGGTTGCATGAATGGTATCCAGTTTGAATCCGTTACGTTCTTGTTGAGCAATGATTGCAGCTACTTGATGCTCTAGCTCCAAAGAGTCCAAGCTAAAGCATTTAGACTCTAGTTGATCGTTGATCCAGTGAAAGGTACGAGCAAGTACGTCAACATCCCTAATGCAATAATAGTCAAGCAAACCTTCAATCGGCTTATCATAACATTCTCCTGGGTATTCCTCTCGTCTGTCCATTATCCATGACCATACAGCAGGGTAGTCAATCTTGGGAATACCTAGCTGCTTTCCGTAGCTTTCCAAGCTGTGTCCGTTCTCTTTCGTTGGCTCTAATAGCCTGCTTGCTACTAATGTGTCGTACACCTTCTTCAAGCCGATCTTCGTATTCCATAATTTGTTCAGGAGATAGAAATCGAAGGCGATCCCATTGTGAGCTATCAGGAGAGTAGCCTTGCTTAGATAGTCGTTTAGGCCACTTTGATTTTTCCATACTTTCAGTTCTCCGGTGTCAAGGTTTTTGGTTACGCACAAATGGATCGTATCGTGTGCCAAGTTCGTTTCGATGTCGAGGGCAATTCTCATGATCGGTTTTCAATTGTTCGTATTGGTGAATCAGGGTTTGATACTTGGATTGTAACTCATAATACTTGCTCTCAAGATCCATCAGTCTACCCACAAGTGTATCAATGTCCATCATTTTAGATTCATCCATAGCCCCACCTGAGCAAAAGCGTAACCTACCCAGATCATACCGTTAGGCAAGTCCCCTTTGAGCCACTGGAGTGTGCCCACGATAGCGTAACCCACTCCTGTAGCCCCTACGATGATGTGTTCAATCATTTTGTTTCTCTTTGTCTTGTTTATGTTCCATCAGATACTCTCGTGCATCATTAATGATCTTCTCTACCTTGTCCCTACCAAAGATTGCATTCCAACGCTCTGCGTATTCCTGCTCCGTGATACTCAAGGGACGAGGTTTAGAACCTTTACCACCGTCAGAGTTGCTCATAGTTCCTCCAGTTTAACTTCAAACATTCTACCAGTATCCGTATCGTAGCGCAGGTCACAGGCAGGCCCAGTGAGTCCACTATAACGATTCTTAGCCACTGCTACTTTAGTAGTATGTCTCTCAGTAGCATCAGGACTCATCGAGTTACGCTCTAGGGTAATCACAGCGTCTGATAACTGAGCGATAGCCCCTGAGCCTCGCAGTTGACTCAATGACACTGCCTGACCATCCTCATGCCCTTGGTTACCGTTAGGACGCTTTAGGTGAGACACAACAATCAATGTAATCTCTAGTTCCTGCACCAGTGTACGAAGGTCTGTCATCAAACCATCGATAGCTTTACGCTCGTCACCATTGTCTTGCCCAGAAATAATAATAGACAAGTGATCAAGGAAAATGATACGACAATCGCAAGCTTTCGCCATATACCGGATACGGTTAAGAATATTATCGGAAGAAGTGCTACCGAAGTGATCAAATAGAAAAATCCTATCAGTGCCCAGAGTGTGTTCAAAAGCATCTTTCAGTTCCTCCTGCGATACCTTGGTGTCCGGTAGGTGTAACAGTTTATTAGCCCTCAAGCTCATGATACTACGGGCTGTCTTGCGTACAGATTCCTCCAGAAACATCCCACCGATATTCCACTTGGTGTTATTCAATACATGGAACAGAATCTCTCTCAGAAACTGACTCTTACCCAACCCAGAGCCTGCGGTGACCGTAATAAGCTCCGCAGGACGCAGGCCATAAAGCAGGTCGTTCAGTCCTTTGAACGGATACATAGCCTCTGCTGGTTTCTCTGGAGTGTTCACTTCCTCCCAGAGTGTGCTGGCAGCAACAATTCCATCAGGGACATACGTTTCAGCTTTCCACCAAGAATCCACAAAAGACTTCGTTTCACCAGATTTGAGATAATCACAAGCATCCTTACAATTTTGAATGTGTTTAACAATTTTGGCCTTGGAGCCAAACAGTTCAGCCACTTCTGCTGCTGCCTTCTTACCCGGCTCGTCAGCATCAAAGCAGATCACCACGCTCTCGAATGAATCCAACCACTCAAAGTTAGCCTTACAGTCCTTCAGGGCCGCTTGAGCGCCATTCTTGACCGATACCACAGGCCACTTGCTCCCGAGCATCTGAAAGGCCGCTAGTGCGTCCAATTCACCTTCTACCAGGGTGACATACTTGCCTCCCTTGTGAAACAGGGATTGACCGAATAGAGTGGTTTTACCCCAATGCCCTTCTACAGAGAAGGTCTTGTTAGCCACTGTGCGGACTTTAGAGGCCACATACGCCGCAGATTCATCGGTGTATGGGTAGATATGCTTCTGACCTGTCTGGGTGACCTTGTAGTACTCACAGGTATCCCTGGTGATTCCTCGGTCTGGAATCGGTTTAACTTCGCCTTCAGTTTTCATAGCGTTTGCTCGGTTAACAGCTTCTTTCCATCGTTCACGATCCTCATGCGAGGACTCTGATTCTATCACACCACAGGAGAAGCAGTAGGTGTGTCCATCAGAATAGAGTGCATTGGCGTCTGAGCTACCACAGTGCTCACAAGCCACATGGCGTACAAACTCGGAGGTTGTTTCATGAATCATACTTTCCTCACCTTAGCCCAGGCTACAACATAATCCAATGTACCAACAGAAGCCTGCAGTTGACGTATTTTAGCGTACATTCCGTCCACTCCTAGGAATTTATATACTTTCAATGGATCAATTTCGTTAGCGTCTGGAGGAACCTTAGTGCTTGAGTCTTCAGCGAACTCAAAAGTATCTCCCTGCTGTAGTTTGTAAAGTTCTGTAAAGTCTTGAATGTCAATCTCTGAGATCATCTCTCACTCCTTGATGCCGTGTGCGGCTTCGGTTTTAAACCCCGCAACAGCAAGTGCCGCAAGCTCTTTGAAGTCATCTGCATCCATCATGATTGCTACGCTGTGGTCTTTGCCAATACCCACCGTGCTGGTCATCCAGTGTTCACCGCAATATTCTGTCCTTTTTGCGGCTCGTTGAAAACCGTTGCGGCGCACCAACTCAAACAGCAACTGCTCGTCTGAGAATGTCTCAATGCTTCTTTCCCATCTTGTGTCTTTGCTCATGCGTTCTCTCCTGATTCTGCTTTGATTAAACTTGCCGCAACGTGCCAATAGTTGTGCGACCCCTTAGCCGCCTCGTGCTGCACCATTAACAAGTTGATGATGCGCTGTCTTTCTGCCATTACACCTTCTGCGTATGTTTTAACCGTGTCTGTGTAGTAGACGTTTGAGTTTGGGAATTTCTGATTCATGTTGTGATCTCCACTCATTTGTTGCTCCTTGATCTAACTGCCTTCGCCATCTCCATCGCCCACTGTCTGTCAATATCATCAGCGGCAAGGTCTGCTTGTTTGTCCAGAGACTGCGCAATAGCCTCACGCTCTGCTCTGACTGCCGCCTCGCGGGATTCGTGCAGTTCACGCATCACCTCAATGACAGCTATCTCATGCTTGAGCATGATGGCTTTAATCATCTCAATGGGCGTTTCAATCATTGCCAGTGCCGCCGCTTTGTTTTGGTCGGTTTCGTTCTGCGCCTTGATGACTGCCTCTTGATGTAACTTGCTCAACGATTTCATGTGTTCTTCTCCTTGAGTTTGGCTTCGATGGCATCAGCAAATTCCCAAAAACCGCCGCCTTCTTGGGTGTCATCAAAAGCATTCTGCTTATCCTCATCCGTCAGCCCAACCCATGGGCGCTGTTGATTTAACGCCATCCCACCCACAACGCTGATAAGCCTCTTGATCTCAGCCACAAGCGCCGCAGTGGTTTCTACATCTACCGGCACAACCGCACCGGGCATTAGCCATTCTTCTTTCATCTCTCACTCCTTAATTGGCTCACTGATGATGCGTCCGCACAGCCTGCACTCGCGGTGATAGCACCCTGCGTAAATCCAACCTTTGCGAATCCATAGGTGACCAGTCTTTTCGCAAAGCCACCAGCCAAGTTTTGTGTACCAAGTTTGTCCCATCTCTCACTCCTTAATGCCGTGTGCGGCTTCGATGGCTCGGGCAAATTCAATCATCTCAGCGTCACTGCGTGGCTCGTTGTACATCTCAATGATCTTTTGATTTGAAAGCGGCTTGCGCTGTGGTGGGGTGGTGTAGAGGGGAACGGTGTACTCCCCTTCAACCCGGTCATGCTCTTCCGGGCAGATGCAGTCATAAATCTTCCCGTCATCGTTCATCATTCCCCACGCCACAGGCTCCTGCTCTGGCTGTGCCAAGGCTT